GTCAGCATCCATGTATACCCCATCCGGCATCATTCTGCTCAGTACTTGCTGCATCTTAAGGTGAGTAATTTGAATCATATCTGCAAAACCAGTACAACGGCTTACAATAGATTCAATCTTACCTTTATACATGCGCGGTGCAACAATGCTGTAGTTCATCTTAACTTTAGCATAATCACTTTTAGGGCGCATCATATTTTTAGCCATCTCCCACTTAAGCAGAATGTCAGTACCTAATATAAGTACACCTTCATATAATACTTCAAGTGAACGAGACATTTTGCCGAACTCAGCCTCAAGTAATTCTACAGGAGGATCGAACTGGTCGTCTCTTACTATAATTTTAGAAGCACCGGTTGCAGTTTCTTTAACCTTATATACTTCATTCATGTACGTCTTATAATTGAAGTACAACACTTGTACTACATTATTGTCACGAACATCATGGTTTACCAAAGACTGGTCGTACCCAGCACTATGGTTATGCGATCCTTGCTTCTGTATTTTTTCTAATTGTGCTTCATCAAGATTAGGGAATTGCTTCTTAAGCTCATTGATAGGCACAAATTTTACTTCACCAACATAATAAATGTCTTCAAAGTACGGTGACTCACTGTAAGAATGCACTAAATATGCAGGGTCTACATATTCTACTGTTACACCTTCCGATTGGTTAAATGTATTTTTAACAGCGGCAATGCCTAACGTTGTAAGATCGTAATAAAGTCTTTTCTTAGTTAAATCGTAATAATTACCGTCAAGAAGAGTATTAATAGCTATTTCTTCTGCAATCTCAACGCCTTGCTTGTAGCTTAACTGCATGTGCAACTCTAACTCTTCTTTTGAATCAGGCAACTGCTCTGGGCTATTTTCAAACAAATTCATTCCGAATTGCTCTTGCGCAAACTCATTTAACTCTTTTGTCTGCAAATCACGTATAATAGATTCCATATACTTTGTGCGTTTGCTTACACCATATGGATCTTGTGAATATGCTTTTAAATCAAATGAACGATCTGCAATACCGTTAACTACGATATCTACAAACTTAGATAGTATAGGTACTGGCTTCCAATCAAGGTTTAAGTACGACAAGTCACCATTTACAGATAATTCATCTTTATATTTCTGAACACTCTGTTCGCCACGTGCATACAATCTCAGGTTATGAAACGTATTTTGGTTGCTTCTGAAGCGCGTAGTACCCGAATTGCTAGAGAACCATTCGTTTTGAATAGCTCTAGCTACTTGCAATCCATAGTCATCTGACATTTTTTCACCATCACTGGCTATCTGACTTGGGAAAGCGCTATTTGAAACCGACTTAGCCATAAATTATTTTATTATTTCAGAAGTAAATCCGTCTTGACGGAATTTTGAAATCTTTAGATTTAACTTTGTTTTTTCTAATTTGCCCACTGGTCTATACAATTCTTTATTACATGCCATAATCGCTAAGCCAGAGCTTATCGCAGCATCGTACTTAGTACGTTTATTTATATCAAACTTAGACCAGTCATTAAGTGTTTCGTTAAAGTACATGCTCCCGTACTGCCCNTCTTCCATTAAACCTACGTACTTATCTACGTACATTTCNATNGCNGCNGCGTGNGCTTGTTTCATGTCTTCACTCGAGTTAGGTACACCACCTATTTCTTTTTCCGTTACTGATAGCTTATTCCAAAGCCTATCCGGACGGTTCATAGAGTATCCCCTGTAACCACGGCGCTTAAAATGATAAAGCAACCTGGGTTTGTTATTCTCCGCTAGTATCGGCATACCATAAAATATACATGCCATCAATACATCTTCAAAGAATATCTCAGCGGTTTGTGGTCTAGCTATATATTCAAGGAAGAATGTACTTGGCGGTGCATCTTCCATAGTGAACTTAGTGAGTCCGTGTAAAGCCCCTTTTGAACCCTTNCCATCGGTAGTTCCNGATATNTCGTAGCTATCGCAACCAAATGCGCCGACGTGCTCATTACCCGGGTATTTAACACCATTTTTTGTAATTTGCCTATTCTGAAGACTAGCACCTGGTATCCAAGATACTTTAAATCTTCCTTGCGGCGTTGGCATAAACACAACTTTTGTATCTTTTATACCATTAACCCACTGAAAATTGCCAGTGGTTACAACATTAGTATTACGCAGATCCTCATTATAATCAATCTGTTCGTATATTTTTGCAAGATTAAACAAGCTATTTTTTGTTTCATCTCTAAAAGCGTGTTCTTCTGTACGCGGAAACTGGCGATAATATTCATTTAAAGCATCCTGGTCTTGTTTAAGACCGTCAACTTCGTTTTCCCAGTAATTTATAACGCCTTGTTCTATAGTATCACCAAACGGATCTAATACTTCTTTTTCGGGCGTATTAAAAACTGGTTGCCCGTACTGATCAATGAATCCTTCGTAGTTCCACTCCATTGGTATAAAGAGTGAATATAATCCTGATTTTGTTTGACCATTAGAGTTTCTTTTAGATACGTCAGAATCTGCATATAGTTTTTTAAAGTTTTCACCACCTTTTTCTAATGAATTCGATGTTGACCCCATTAAACACTTACCTATAATTCTGGCACCCAAACGAAGTGTGGTTTTTGTAACCCGCCAGTTATTTAATATGTTATCAGGCCTTTCCCATTTACCGCTCTCATCATGCACCAAAAGCTTTAGCTTCTCACCATCATAAGAGTTATCTCCTGTATTCTTCCAGTCAATAGTTGTATCAAGACCCTCAAGCTCTATTCGCTTTTCTTTTGCCTGAATTGATTTACGGGTTAGCTTAGAAGCAGGAACCCTATATGCCAGTTCAGTCTTCGGTCGATCCATACCATCTTGTATAGGCTTAAAGAAAAACGGGTAGTTAACGGATATGGGTACAACCTTATCGGTAAACATTTTCTTTGCATCCGAACCGGTTTTTGATAATATACCGAATCTTGCATCACTTGAAATGGTTGCAAGGTTAACTGTTTCTCCAGAGGCCATAAACGAAAATCCACTCCGTCTGTTTTTAAGATAGCACATTCCGTAGCTTCTGGTATCTGCCTTACAGGCTTCCCAAAATATATAGAAGAGTCTGTTTGCTTCCCTGTAATCGGGGTGTCCAACATCGATCTTACTCCACTGCAAGTACATGTAATGAGTCCCAGTGATGTAAGTAGGAGTCCCCTCGTTATAAAACCAATAACCACCATCACGCCGGTTGAATTCTTCATCAATATAGCCCTCCCAATTGCTTTTAAACTCATCTGGATAGGTTTGCCAATCAAATATGCTTTTAATGTTTTTAAGCTCCTTAGGGTAGTCTGAAACAGTCCACTTGTTTGCACCCTTCTTTAACCCTTTAGGTTCTGGCGGCAATGCTATACATAAGTTTTGAATCTCTAGTATTTGCCCTATCTGTCCACTCTTACTAATAACAACTATATCGTGTTCTTTGTTATAGCCGTATTTCCAAGACTTGGATCTATTAAGTCTGCTGATTGCTGTAAGCTTAACGTGCTCAGCCTCTTTTACTAGATTCTGCTCGTACATTATCTAGATCTTTTTTCAGCAAACCCTGAGAATGTTTTCTTTTCTTTTTCTTCTTTCGGTTTGTTTTCAAGTATTCTTTCTTCCTCTTCTATGCGAGTAAGTATTTCAAACGCGTCAAAGATGGCCAGCTTCTTAGTAGCAGCGGCATTTTTTAAGCGGTCAGCAGAAACATCATCTTCCGTATTGGTAATGATTTTTTCTTGTGCGACTTTTATAAGTTCCTCAACTGCTTTGCGACCAGCTAGGATTATATTCTTTTTCGCTTGTTTGGTGTCCATACTTGATTGTGATTCGATTCTGGGGAACTCGGTAAACCTTCTCTCCCTCAATATTAAATTCGTATTCTGTACCAGGTGTAAAACCTATAAGCTCTCCGTCTTCAAAACCTTCGTAAGCATATTTCACTTTACCTACTAAAGGCATTTCGTTATGTTCGGAAAACATTCTTTCATCTAGCATAGGCTTAACAAATATAAAACCCTTCACAGGTTTCCATTCGCCATCACGTTTGAATGCGTAGATCTGATCAGGGTATACAAAGTATTTGTCTTCTTCATAATATGAGCGGCTGTTCTTTTCAGCGCCACGCACATCTCTAAATCTTCTGAATACATTATGGTGAACAATAACTTCATCACCAGGTTGTAAACCTAAATCATTTATTTTNGGTACAGCCTTGACAACGCCGTGTCTGCTGGTATAAAGATGGTTTTGCAATTCTGTATTAAGTAACAGAGTTACACCATTTATTTCTTTTTCCGATGTCGTTCTTTTGGCATACGGAGATATAATAAAGTTGTATATGCTTTGCATTACCACTTAAGATCATATTCGATAGATACAGCCATGTTCTTATTAAAGTCTTTCCATGGCATAACCAAATCTCCTTTTTGAATATATATAGAGTACTTAGATTCCTCTTCTAATATGTTAACTATAGTATGACCGCCATACACTTCCTGTCCAACAGAATAGTGCATGGCGTCATTTTTATAGTCCTTGCCGATACTAATCTTCCTTATTATCTGCATCGTTAGGAGTGATAGCTCCATCTTGTAAGTTGATACTTACGTCTCCATAAGTTTTTTCTAGCTCAGCTTGTACCTCAGCTAGCTTTGTACGTAATGCTTTAACATTATCCATAAGCTCAGCTTTTTGCATTTCAGTTCCACCGATCTGCATTTGGATTTGTTGTAGAGCATTAACGTACTTTTGTACTTCAGTTAGCTCGTCTGCTGTGATTGCTTTAGCAATTGCTTCTTTCTTCTTTCCCATTTGATTTAATTTAATTTAATTGTTTTATTTTAAAATTAGCAGTTCCATCTACGGCGTGCTGCTCTACCACGTTCACTTGTCCAGCTTTTAGAGCGTGCACAAAATGCTTTGCGACGCTTTGCAGCTTTACTACCGGGCTTCAACTTTGAAGGCGGAGTGGTTACTGCTGTCTGCAATTTACTACCTGGATTGTTTCTTTTATAACTTTCAACGCCTTTTTTTGTCATTCCACCGCCTGCTGCAGCACCCGTTGCGCTTTTAGAGCGAACTTCGTTATAGTTTTTTTCTGATTTCTTACGAGAAGGTGCATCACCTTTAGCTTTAAAAGGAGAGTTGTTTTGTACGTATGCCATATTATTTACCTTTAAAGTATCCTTTTTTCATTGGGGCAGACTTCTTAACACCAACATTGCTTTCATAGCGCATTTGTGCGGCGCTAATAACAGAACGGTCTGAATCTTCTCTTGTTGGCGTTCCATCTGAAAGCCCAGGACTTGTTCTATTATAAGAAGATCTGTCAGCCGTTCCCGTATTCGCTTGAATTGAACCAGCTGTAAATTTATTAGCTTCACGCACACCGGCATTTTTTCGATCAGTTAATGCTTCCGACAAATCGCCTAGCTCTGATTTACTCATTCCCGTACCTGCAAAGTTACTACCTGCAGAAGGCTTGGGCGCCGATATTGGGGCTAATTTACTTGCGCCTTTTGGCTCTGGAGTTGGAATTGAAGCAGACTTAGATAAGTCAGAACCTAGCTTACCCGTAGATACTGCTGTGTTTTCTTTTCTTTCTTGACGACGTATCTGTCGCTTTGATAGTTCTTTCTCGCCTTTAGGAGCGCGGGTTTTACGCGGCTTTGAGTTAGTTTCTTTAGGAGTAACAGTTACAGCGTTGGGCATTGTAGCATCTGCTTGAGCTACTTGTCTAGCTTTTTTAGCAGCTACTAAATCCGGAGCGCTAGGAACTGATGCTCCTTTAAACTCTGCATTTAAACCTACGCTTGGACGCATTGAAGCTTTGCTCGATGCACCAGTACCGTTAACTTTATTAGTTGTAGGCGCACCCGCATTTGCTGATTTAGCATCACCTCCTGTAGTAGTTACTTTTTCGTTTGAGCCTAATTTTACCTTGTAATCAGGATCATAACCTTGCAGCGTTTTTACTGTGGTTGCACCTTTCGCTGTGCCGTAATCGTACATGTCCATGTCCCGACGCGTCCCCAACACTTTTTCACCACGCGTTGCTGCTTGCTCAAATTGACTTTGTTGCGCGTCTGTACTAAACACTCTGTTCTGATCAGCATTTAGCCCTCTAGAAGCATTGTATAAGTTTTCCTGCGTGTCATTTTGAAAAGACTTGCCGGTCATAATATCACGACGAGCTTTACGCCCTTCTAAGAAACTTCCCCCATCTTGGCGTGTATCGCGCGCTGCTTCTTTTGCATTTCTGCGTAAATCGCGTTTAGCTTCATTACGTGCAAAACGCTCGCTTTGACGGCTAGTACGCATATTGAAACGATTTTCCCACGGCGTTATTGCTGTGGTTTCATCACGAGTTTGCGGGCTGAAAAAGTTCGTTTTTGTTTCGGTTGTTGTTTTACCGGGTGTAACTGTTCGTTCAGTAATCAAAGCGCCCTTACCGTCTTCACCATACTTAGCAATATACTTTTGACCAGCTTCCGTTTTTAGCCATGCAGCCCACTTAGCCGGATCTTCATAACCGCCTGAACCATCATAATCATC